CCTGGATGTTATCTTTGGCAATGCTGCCGCCTATCGTAGAAGATTTATTTATGTCGAACCTTCAGTCCTGCCAGAGTTTGTTAAGGAAGGAGGTATCGGCATTGATTTTGAGAAAAGTAAAGATCGACGTTTGATTGATAAGTATTCGTTCAACTGTTACCGTCAGGAAACAGTGGACAATTCTAAGTCGAAAGTCGTCAACTTGATGCAAGGTGGAAGTGCCGACTCTTTATATGACTTGTTGTTCAATCTCTTTCAAGGAGCTTTGCGTCGAGAAGAAGAGTTGCTAAAAATGAAAACCGCTGACATTGATGTGGAATATGGTTCAAAACATTTACAGGCTGAGGCCAAAATTGTTATGAAGCCCCGCGGACGTGTCAACTTCGTTATGGTGCAACAATCTATCATGCGACGATTGCAAACTGGGAAGACCTGGATGACTAGGTTTCTGCAGGTGCAAAAGGTGTGCGATATAGCGTCAAATACAAATGACGTTGTGCAGTGCGCTATTGCTAAAGGTATTTTTGAGACAGTACTTGCAGTTAATCCTAAGAAGAATTATGATGAATGTATTGCAGTTGTGAATTGGATTTTATTCTTTCTATCTGTACTATTCTTCGTTTTTCAGCGTTATATGAGTCTCATAACCTACTGTACTATTGCATTCATTCTCTGGTTGGCTAGGTCGTCTCTCGCGAATGTGGTCCATGACTACAAAGTAGATGAGATGCGACACCAAAAAGATCAATCATTGAATAACGCAATATATAAGTGGAAGCGTGAATTTTCCGACGAAGCGTTAGCAAAATTTATACCTTACACTGCAGCAGCATTTTGTGCTGCAGCTGGAATAGGTTCTGGATTTATGCTGATTAAATGGATAAATAACGTGTGGTCTAAGGATATCAAAGCCGAAGAACACACCGAGTTTAAACTACCGTCAGAAAATAACGAAAAACTAAATCGGAATGAAGAGATTATAGGTGCTATGTTTTCACAAAAACGAATCTCAGGTAAACAACCTGAGGTTTGGGCTGTGAGGACAATTCAAAAGCCCATTGCTTCGACCAATGACTGTGTGTCATTATCACAGTCGATAAATACCAATACGAGATATGTTGTTGTGTCAAAAGATGACAAAACTTCTCGAGTTATGGTTTTTGGTCTTTGTAACAATATTGCTGTTATACCCACCCATGCGGTTCCTGAAGGGTCTTTCACGATATATGTCTCAACTACCGGTTTTGCTGCCGAAAACGGCTACAAGTCGTCAATTATTTGTCCAAAACACGTTATTGATATTGGAAATGATATGTCTTTAATTTCATTATCCCAAGTACAATTCCGTAATGTGTTAGCACATATTAATGATGTCGATTTTAAGCTTGCCCAAGGCAGAATTGGGGATAGCCAGATAACCGTGCGACGTGTTGCTCCTACTAGGGTACATAACGGAACCACGAGTTATATGGTTGACCGCATTGTTCAGTACGATTGGAATCAACATCGTGTTGGATCGTGTGGGCTCCCCATATATATAAACTTCAACAAGGGTAGCTTTATTGCTGGAATTCATTGTGCTGGTGTCATTGGCACCAGTGAAGCCTACGGGTCTTTGTTTTCAGTAAAGGCTATTTTGGATGGGATTGAGACCTTGAAAAAGGCAGATACCATGATGACCCCAGTGTCACAGGCAGATTTTGAGATTAATTTCTCGGATCCCAAATCCAAAAGCCCGTTTTTGCATATGAATTTGCATACTGTCGAATTTTATGGAAGTGATGGTAATGCAGTTATAATGCCCTCAGCATCTAAATTGCAGAAATCCAAGCTCCATTTTGACATAGATCAAATATTTGCAGATAAAGGAGTTTCTATAGTGAAACAATTCGCACCGCCACCCATGCGGTCGTTTTTCCTTAACGGACAGTACATCTCACCCCAGAATGAGAATCTTACGAAAATCAATACGGTGAAGAAACCACTCGATAGGGTAATCCTTGAAGAGTGTGTTAATCACTTTGTTGATAGAGTAGTGAAAGATTTAGCGGAAAAGGGAGTCACTAGACTTGCCCCGCTTACTCTCATGGAGGCTGTAAATGGATGTTCGGAAGACGCCTACCTTAGACGTATTAATGTTGCCACAGGAGCAGGATACGGTTTAGGGGGAAAAAAGAGGGCACATTTGCCTCTTGTGTCTGAGGAGAAAGGCGAAATTGTTCGCGAACCAACAGATGCATTGAAAAAGAAGCTCGAAGTTCAACAAGAGCGTTATTTTAGAGATGAGTCTGTGGGTGCCATTTTCGGTGCAAAACTGAAAGATGAACCTAGAGAGATAGAGAAGGTCAGGGTTGGGAAAACTAGAATGTTTTATCCAGCAGAGCTTCCTCTCATGGTTACGTCACGTCAGGTGTTAGCACCGTTATTTACGCTGATGGTTGAACACAGGAATGTGTTTAACATGTCAGTTGGCATTAACATGCATGCAGAAGGACAGAACTTTTACAATTACTTCGCAAGCTTCAGGGAAGATCATGAAAATGATGAAACTGAATGCTTATTTGATGGTGATTACGGAGGTTTTGACACTTCGATGCCCTATGACATTGGATTGGCAGCGTCTTCATTCATGGTTTCTTTAGCTAGAAAACTTGATTATAATGATGATGCCATTAAGATCTTAAAGGGTGTTTTATCAGATTGTTTGTTCCCTATCGTGGAATTGAACACAGATGTTTTCAAAGTTGCAGGACTGATGACTTCAGGGTCATATGGTACTGCCGAATTTAACTGTGTGAGAAACAACATTCTGATGATGTATTATTTTGCCACAACCGATGGTTTGACTTTAGTCGATTACGACACGAAGTTTCGCAAAACAACATATGGTGATGATGTCATGGGAGTAGTGAAAAAGTCTATTCGTGACAAGTTCAATAACGTGTTATATGCGGAATATTGTGATAAAGTCTTAGGTATGAAATTTACGTCGCCCGATAAAACGGAGAACGATGTGCCATTCAGAAAATTAAGTCAAATGAATTTTTTGAAACGGAATTTTGTACGCCATCCAGAGCTTGACAAAATTATGGCAGTTTTAGATTATGAAAGTATTGCTAAATCGTTGAAGTGGGTGATCCCCTCGGATATGATTTCTCCAGCAGAACAGATAGTCGCCACTGTTGAGTCAGCTCTTTGGGAACTCTTTTTGCACTTGTCGCGAGCAGACTTCGAGGATGTTCGAACTAAGTTGATCGATCTGGTAGGCCAGCGGTATAACTTTGAACTTCGTTCACGCGATGTCTCAGCGACTTGGAATAGAATATGTTCCGTCATATGTCCCGAAGCAATTGATCTAAGGGAGGAAGAAGATCAGGTCCCGTGCAAGGAGATTTATGATTTGCTATCATATCTCTCCGAGGAGCACGCGGACCAGTAAGCTACACAACTTTGTGCGTTTCCTGGTGATCGCACATCGTATTTAATGCCAGAGTGTACATATTAAGTTACTTTCATTTTTTGAGGCAAGACTAGCTGAGCAATCAGCCAAGTTAGCTCAAACACCCAGTCCCTTTGGTGAACTGCCCGTTCACCTTGTTCACAAGTCCCCCCTGTACCAAAGTTCCGAACCGTTCCGTCGTCAATGTGACAATTATATTGTTTGCAAGAATGAGGTCGTCAGTTTAGAGGAATCGATACGACTTCTTCGAGCAGTCGAAAATAGGAGGTATTATGAGGCCCTCGTAAGGGCGGAGGCAGATGTTTCCGTAGCTCACACAGGTGAGATTCGTGATTCAAATGTCGACGTCCATCAGAATATGGAGGATGCATCAGGTGAGCAAAAAGATTATGTTGCATTTCATACTTCAGATAATCATCCAATTACGGGTGATGATTTGCAGATGAAAGGATTTCTTGAGAGGCCCGTACAAATTGCGGCTCTCAGTATATCTCTTGATTCTGATGTTGATTTGGCATTTAACATCTGGAATTTGTTTCTGGAAGACCCTGTCGTTAGGTCAAAGTTGAGGAATTACGCATTTTTGCGCACCGATATGAAGGTGCGTATAGCTGTGTCTGGTACTCCTTTTCACTATGGCAGACTGTTGGTCTCGTATCAACCATTTCCTACAATGAATCCTTATTTGTCCTCTTTCGGACCCACTTTTAGGCAGGAGCGTTTACGCTACTTGTCTCAAGCTCCGGGAGCTAAGACAATGGATGTTAGGGAGAACACTCCCATCGAGATGCATATTCCGTATGTTTCTCCACTGCCAGTTGGTAGATTGTATAATGATAGCAATCTTGTTATGGCCGCTTCTGATCCCTTTGATGATTTCACAGGTTTGGGTACTTTATATATATCCACCTTGAATCAGATTAAGGCAGTAGCAACAACCGCAACAAATGTTTTCATTTACATTTATGCAATGGCAGATAGTCCTGTGATTCACGGTTCTACAGGAAGTGTCACGCAGATTACAGCCGAATCTGATGAGCGCATTAATGGCCCTGTTTACAGTATGGCCTCAGGCGCTTTGAAGATTTCTAAAGTGTTGGAACAAGTTCCAATAATCAGCACTTTCGCGAAGGCTTCGTCTATTGGCCTTTCTGCATTGAAATCTATGGCATCCTTATTTGGTTGGTCATACCCCACTCTTGTGGGAACACCTGTTAGAATGCGTCCTGATCCTTTTCAGAATGGCGCTCAAACAACGGGTATTGATACAGGCAAACGTATTACATTGGATCCACTTCAGGAACTTCATGTTGACCCGCGTATTTGTGCTGTTGATGAGGATGAGTTAGTCATCGCTTCAATAGCGTCAAGAGAGGGTCTTTTTGATCAGTTTGAGTGGGCTCCTTCCGATACCAGTTTATCAGATGTGATATGGCAATCGGTCGTTACGCCTAGAGCGAACAAATCTTTTACTAATGTGAATGAATATATCGTGCCAACTCCATTGTCCTTTGCGGCGACACCGTTTAGGTATTGGAGAGGTAAGATTAAATATAGATTTGAAATAGTTGCTTCCAACTTTCACAGAGGCAAGCTTATGTTCGCTTATGAACCAAATGTACGTCAATTTTCATTGATTACTGCTGCATTGAATGTCAATAAGCAGTATGTCAAGGTCATTGACATTCAGGAAACACAATCAGTCGAGTTTGAGGTCGACTGGAATTTTCCCCGGTCATATTGCAAGAATATTCCTAATAGCACTATCGGTAATACAGTTGGGAGTCAATATACTGACTCCGCTGAATTTGCTGAATGTGCGAACGGTATCATTTTTGTTACACCTTTTACTCAGATTCAATCTCCTGATGGATCTGCCATCCAGATCAATGTATTTGTGTCTGGAGCACAAATGGTCTTCAATAGACTGACAGATGAATATCTACCGTCGGGTGTGAACCCTATCGCTGAATCAGATCATGATAGCGTAAGGGAATTTAGCACGATGGGAATGAATAAGAATTTGTCCGAAGTTGATGACATCTCATCCCACTTTTTTGGAGAAACTCCTGTTTCTTTCAGAGCTTTGTTAAAACGTTTTACGACGTCCGTTTTTAAGGAAACTGAGAACGGAGCCGGTTATAACGAAAACTGGTCTTTGAGAGGCCCAGTATATCCGATAACGCAGGTAGAATCCACTTATAACTTTACTGCACGCAATTTATATTTTTATTTGCGTCGTGCATTTTTAGGAATGAGAGGAGGTATGCGTAGGAGGATCTGGTTTCGATCCGAACAGTCAAATTTTGATTGCGCAGCAATGATTTCGCTGTTGCACGTGTCTGATTCATACTCCGATTACACTTTAAGTAGTGTTACCGGTAGTGCAGAGTCGAGGACATGTACGTATGCGAACGAAGATGGCACAGTCATTTTTGTTAGGATAACCAATGCGGGAATTGAGTTCGAATTACCGTGTTATACAAACAATTTATTTCTTTGGTCAATTAATTCTGACCCTTGGAACAGTACCCTGTCCGTCATGGACCCAGCAGGTACCAAGGAATACATTGTTAACATCGTGCCTCAAGGCATACACGAGTTTTTCGATGTTACAGAACATTTTGCAGCAGCCGAGGATTTCACCTTATTCAGGTGGATCTCTGCAAATCCTCAGATTATCGGCACCCCAATATAATTGTTGGCCCCTACAAAAACACACACGGTTTTTTAGTGGGTATGTTTCGCAATTATTTTGGGTCAACAAACCGCCCCAGCGGCTCAAAATAAAAGGGAATCGAATCCCACACTCCGTGATTAAATCATTTTTCCTGGTGTGTGTGTTCTTAAACAGCGAGAAGACGCTTTATAAGAGGACGTAGTGTGAACGTCTACTTCAAAGTTTAAGTTTCGTGCTTTTGGCAACTCTAGC